CGATGATCTTGGTTTTCAGGTCAACCTGTACCTTCGATCCCGCGACCGTTCCATGCACCACCTGTACCGCAACCGCTGTGGAATCGTCCGCCAGCGTGAACGGGTTGAAGGTGGCCAGCAACTCGGCCAGCATGGTGATCGAGGCGCTCGGCTGACGGTCGGCGATCTTGATGGCCTCATAGCCGCCGGCCAGCTCCTCGTGCACCACCTGGTTGCCCAGGCTGAAGCCGAATCTTGAATAGAAGCTATTGACCCCGTTGACCGTGCAAACCAGCGTATTTTTACTGTTGACCGGGCGCTCGATCGGCCAGCCGCTGCGGTCCGCCACAGGCGGCGCGGCGTCCACCGGCGCGGTGTAGAGCGCGGTGCACTCCACGCGCAGCAGGGGGATGCCCTTGGCGTCCATCGCGATGTTCGGGTTAAGACGCACACCCATGCCCTTGTGCAGCACGCCATCGATATTGATGTAGAACGCCCCGGACTCGAATGATTCGGAAACCAGCGTGTATTCCACCTTGGTGGCGGGAGTGACGGTTTCGGCAAAACCGGCGGCACGCAGCAGCTTGCCGATCTTGGGCGCGGTTCCGGCAGCCCCCGATCCGGCCAGCGCCACGTCGAACGACAGCTTCTGCCGGGCGGACACGAGCAGCTTGCCGCCGTTGCCCATCCAGGGCACGATGATGCCGCGATCCGCCGATTCTGCCTCGTAGGGTGTCAGCGCGACGTTGCGCGCCTCGAACCAGTCGGCGCCGACCAGCGCCGGGTCGGCGCCGTAGGCGGCCTCCATGCCGAACAGGACGGCTTTCTTTTTAAAAAAACGGATATTCGTTGGGCTAGGCATTGTTTGCTCCCTTTACTTTGAGTTTGGTTGCTGGTGCCGGAACCGCATCGTCCGGCCTGGTTTGCGATGCAACAGGCACAGAGTGGTCAGTGCGCTCCCGCAAGACGCGCTTGCCGTTTTCGATCACGTAAGAGCCGCCCTTGCCGGCGTGCTCGTCAGGGATTTCGGTTTTATTCATCAAAAATTCCTCTCCATGTAGCCGGTGGTGAATTTGAGCTGCCACCACAGCACGGCGGCGTCCATCATCAACAGGTTGCCGCCCGCGTATTCGACCGGATCGTAATCCGTGCCGGGCACGCTGCCGAGCAGCGCATCGATCACCAACCTGCGCAGCCGCTCCAGCTCCGCTTGCGCCGCGACCCCGGTCGCATCGCGCAGGTTGGAAACCGCCAGCACCACGCCGAACTGCTCGCGCACCGGCTGCAAGATCGCGCCGCCGCCCAACTGGTTAGCGCCCGCAGCATCGGAGAGCGGCAACACGTAAGCGGCGGGCGGGCTCTTCAAATCGTCGCGCGCCGCCGCGAAATTGGCGGCGGACGCCACCTTGCGGAACTCCGCCTTGCCGTCCGTTTCGATGGCGGCGAGCAGCGCGATGATCGGGGCGAGCAGCATCAGTAATCCGCCAAATTCGCAGCGTTAAACACTCGCGCGCCCGCGTTAACCTGCACGCCGCCAACATCGGCCACCGGCTGATTCACCGGGTCTAACCCAAGCGATACAGAACCGTTCGCCAGCATCTTGAAAAACTTGATCGCATCGTCGTAGCGCGCCTTGACCATCTCCGTCGCCCGTGTGTCGTAGAGCTGGTAGCGCGCAACATCTGCGGCAAACTTCACCAGCACTGGCGGCACGCTGACCAGCGGCAGGGTGTAACGGCTGGTCAGGTATGCGTTGATCTCCGCATCCGCATCGGCCAGCGCCTGCCCCAGCACCGTGGCATTGATCGCCCCGGTGTTTGCATGGTCGGTCAGCTCGATCAGCTCCTGCTCGCCGAAGCGGTCGATCATGTTTTGTTGGGTGGCGTAGGTCACGGTCAATTACTGCGATGTGCTTTCCGCTTGCCGGCCGGCACATCGCTTGTTGCTGCCGCCGGTTCGATGGCCTTTACGGCCAGCAAATCGCCAGCGTCCTTGTCTTCCAGCTCGACCTGATCACCGACCGCGCAATCCTTGCCGTCGCGCCTGATCGGGCTTACTACTTGATAGGTTTTTTTTGCCATGATTACCTCTTGATAGTTTTATCCTGGCCGGCGCCGCGTCAATGCGGCGCCGGGTTTGTGACGGGCGCAGTGCCCACGCTCAGGGGTTATCCTTATGAGACTGCGGTCTGGATCAGGTAACCGGCGCTGGCTGCGGCGATCACCGGCGCACGCTCGTCTGTCACCGGATAGATCCAGCTCTTCGCGTTGCGGTCCTGGTACGCCATCTCGACCATCGGGTTGCCGCGCAGGCGGTAGGTGTAGCCGAAGCTGGGTACACCGCCGTCGTCGGCCGTGGCAACCTCGGTGTAGGCCACGACCACATCCTTGCCCCACACATCGGTCATGGTGCCGCCGTTGTTGTAGATGGCATCACCGACCACCAAGCGCTCGACATCGAACAGGTCGGCCAGCATCTCCAGCGTCAAGCTGTCGCGGCTGGTGTACTTCACGCGGTCGATGATCTTGGGGTGGCGCTTCGCCGCCTTGAACGCCTTGGGCGACAGCACCACGGTGTTCGGACGCATGCCGATCTGCGCACGGATCGCTTCGACAGCAGCATCGATGTCGGCTGCCGGATCAGACACGCCGCTCGCGTAGTCGTCCCAGCGCGAGGTGCCGGCCAGCGCCGTCTTGTTGGTGGCGGCATAGTTGGCCGCAGCGCGGGCGATGGTCGCTGCCTGGTATTCGTTGGTCAGCAGGATGATGTTCTGCGTCTTGGTGACCGCGCCGCGACCGAGATCGATGCCGGGCACCTGGTTGGCCTCCTGCAGATGCTCGAACGGCACCTTGCCTTCGAGCGAGTGCTGCTCCAACGCATAGGGTGTGCCCAGATGGCCGAACTGCACGCGCTTGGTATTGCTGCCCGGCGCACGCGCCGTGTTGTACATCTCGAAGTCTTCCTTGCCGAATTCGAGGATCTTGCCGCCGCGCTGATCGACCGGCACGACCGGGAACAGCGCATCGGCCACCATGCGGCCGTTCTTGTAACCCTGCGCCACGGTCGTCAGGATCGGATCGATCACGCGCGCCTGGGCGTTGGTCATGTTGCCGATCACGCCGATGGCCATCGCGGCATTCGGATCGATCCAGCCCGCATGCGCCATCGCGCTGAGCGCCAATACGCCGAACAGGATGCCGGCCAGTTTCCATAGTTTGTTTTTCATCTCACGTCTCCTTGTGTATTGATTGGGTGTATTGATTGGTTAAGCCGCGTTGGGGATCAGCAGCACTTCGATGAGATCGCCGTCCGCGCTTGCAGCATCCAGCGCCACGGCGACCTTCGCACCGGAAGTCACCCAGGTGATCGCCTTGCCGTTGGCGTCGACTTTCAGCGTGGCGCCGGCCGCGACAGCCGCGCCCGCCTCGACGATGGTGGTGCCCATCGCGTCCACCGCCAGCACCTCGCCGTCAGCGGCTGCGGTCGTGGCGACGCCCAGGGTGTTCTCGTCCGCCACCGCCTGGTCGCGGGCGGGTGTGACGAAACGGTTGGCGACGATGGCGCCGACGGCCGCGATGGACAGCGTCATCAACGAAATGGATTGTTTGCTCATGTTGATCTCCTTGGTTGAGGGTTACGGGTTACGGGTTACGCGCTCACGACGGCCAGCGCGGCCTCGTAAGTCGTCTTGTTGGCGGCCTGGTGGGCCAGCACCTTGCCGTGCAGCGCCAGACGGTCGGCATCCACGTCGTAGCCGGAAGGCGCAGCGAAGCTGACCGTGCCGCCGGCGTCGCCGCCCGCACCGGACGCCTCGCCGAAATCGACCTGCTTGGGTTGCGCCATCAGGAATGCCTTGTGCGCATCGAGCAGCGGCTTCTTCGCATCGCCCTCGCCGAACTCGATCACCGAATCCTGCGCGGCCATGAAATCCAGCGTGGCCACGGTCGAATCCTTATGCGCGGGCAGCAGCTTGCCTTCCTTGATCAGGCCCTCGGCAAAGGCGACATGCTCGGCATGGCGCGCATCGGCGGCGCGTTTCTTTTCGGCCTCGGCGAACGCGGCATCTTTCGCTTTCAGCGCGGCGTTTTCTGTTTCGAGCGCGGCAAGCCGCGCCTTGTCTTCAGCAGACATGGTCTCTCCTTGTGGTTGTGGTTCAATAAAAGCCGGGGACGTGACGACCTCGGCGGGGACTTCCTTGCTCGCTTCCTGCTCCACCGTCTGCACGGCATAACCGGGGATCGCCTTATCGGCTTCGCCCAGGCCAAACTTGCCGATGATCCAGTCGCGCAGGCTGCGCAGGATCGACGCGTTCTGCACATCGCCCCAATCGGCAAACTCGATCACGCCCTCTTCAGCATCGGCGAACGACGGGTTGCGCAAGCCCTTCACGGCAGGCGGCTGCGCGCCGAGGAAGCCGACATGGCGCAGGTAATACACGCCCGGGACAGGGTTGCTGGGGGAATCGGGGGAGTAGAACGAGGCGCTGATCTTCTTGAACGCGCCGCGCTCGACCATCTCGGCGAAGGCGGGATCGACCTGCTGCGGCTCGGCCTCAAGCGCGCAATCCGTTCGTCCTGAGCTTGTCGAAGGATCGGCGAAGGCCAGCGACCTCACCCAACCGTAAGCCGGGCCGTCGTGCTTCGGGTGGCCGATCACGATAGGCGCTTCATGCTTGGCGGGATCGTAGGCCGCCGCGGTCGCCGCCAGATCGGTTTCGGAAAACGACAAAGCTGCACCGCTCATCGCGACGTGCTTGCCGGGCTTGAAGATTTGGATTGGTTTTTGTGTGTTCATGCCGCCATTGTGGCGAGGGCGGCATACTGAGTTAAGGCGGAACCCGTTCCGCTATGAAAAAGCCCCGCGCGAGGCGGGGCGGAATCCGCTTACGCTGTTCGTGTTCTTAAGCACTTGGGCGGATTCTGCGCTTTTACTACCTGAACTGTCAACCGCGAGGGCACTCTTAAAGCGTTTATAAAGCGCCTGAAGGCACTGCGGCAAAATTTCTACACCCTTGCCCCATCTTGCAGACCGAAGGGCTAGAACAGCCGCATATTCCGTTCTTCCTCCGGCTCTCTGGATTCCAGCTCGCGTATCCAGCGCGGGGTCACTCCATGCAACAGCGCCGCCTCGGTCTGCGAACAGCCGTCTGCGCGGCTCTTGAGGATGTGGCGCTGGCGGATCTTCACCAGGGCGAGCTTGCAGTTGGGCACGGTGATGGTCTCGCCGCCGTAGGCCTTCACCAGCGCCTCGGCGGCTTTCTGGCTCATCGCGGCGATCATCCAGTGATTGATAGTCGGCACGCTCTTCGGCACGAACGACGGCAGGCCGGGGCGCGCCTCGATCAGGCGGATGGTGGCGCCGAAGCCGATCAGCGCGACCAGCTCCCGCGCCAGCGGCGGCAGGGCTTTCACGTCCACGTCTTGTAGGGCGGG